CCAAGTAACGCTTTTGTAGTAGGTCGTCAATAGTTACGGGCTCAATTATTTTATTGTAAACCTCGTGTAAGCTCCTTTGTTTCCCTGTCCTTAATGGCGTGGCCGTTGCCCCTATAATAAAAGGATCGTGCGGGCTGTCCTTGTATTTTAAAATAATTTTGTCAAAGGTTTGTTTGTGCGCCTCGTCAATTATAATTAAGTCCACGGCTGGCAGCTCCCGCCTTGTTAAGGTGTCAACGCTTGCCAGGTAACAATTATTTTTTAGTTGCTTATGTCCTGGGGCTATAATGGTGGGGTAAAGCCCGAGGCGGTTTAAATTGTATTCGGCTTGGCCTATTCTTTACGGTCGCAAATAATCATAACTTTTTTACCGTTAGCAATTGAAAGGCTGGTTAAAGTTGTAAAAATTACCGTTTTTCCCCCTCCCGTTGGTACGCAAAGAATAACCGATTTAAGGCCCTGGCTAAACGCTTGGCGAATTAAAAAAACGCTTTCTGTTTGGTAGTTTCTTAGCTTCATATTTCGTATTTCTCGCGGTAAATTAAAGCGGTTAACTTGGCGTTATTTGAAACGGTTTCTTTTATTATTTCCTGAGCCTCGGGGCTTTTTATAATCCTATTTTTATTTACTATTACGCGGCCCGTTTTTGCCCTTTTAAATAGTTTTTTTTCGATAAAGTAAATTTCGTAAAATCTGTTGTTTGGTCCCATGAGTTTTTTATCCTTATTTGTGTATAATCGTTTGAAAATTCAATTTGCGGCTCGTCCGTATAAAAGCTGTAATTATTAATATAGTGCTTACAGTGAAAAATTAAAGCCTCTTTATTTTTTAGGCCAGGAATTTTTTTAAGCTCCTGTTTTTCCATTCCCCTGGGCTGTATCATTGTGCCAGGCTTAGGCGTGTAAAGGGCAAAAACTCGCCCTTTGTTGGCCCTTATAAATTCGACGAGTTTTAAGTATTTGGGTTTGTTAAATTCCATTTTTTAGCTGTTTTTTTACGGTTGTTAAAATTTCTTTGCAAAGCTCAGGCGGTATTTTCGAGCGCTCATAATTTCCTTTTATTCCTTGCGTCCCTGTTTTACTGCCTCGGGGCGCCTCCTCGTGGTGGCAATTTTTATTGCCGTTAAAACATTTTGGGCGCGGTTGCCAGCCGTTTGGGTTAAACATATCTTTAATGTTATTACTCCAAATGTCTGTTGGCTTCATTCGTTTGTCCCCGTAGGTGCAATATGTTACCGTTACTCGATCCAGGCCCGTTATTTTTTTTCTCATCATTCCCCGAGGGTTTTCGATAAAGTAAAAGGCGTTTGGAAACCATTTTAAAACTTGTAAAGTTTTGCTTAGTATTTCCAAGCCCTTAACTGCCTCTTTTGTTTTTGGTGTCCCGTTTTCCCCCCAGTGCGTGCCAATACTTGCCACGCTGAAAGTAATACAAGGGGGCGAGGCCCAAATTATCGAGGGTTTTACGGGTATCATTTCTTTTTTTAGCTTTAAAATATCAATTACAAGGTCGATTTTTTCAAAATTGTTAATATCAACACTAAAAACTTGAAACCCTAAAGCCTCGGCCTCTTTGCCTACGCTCCGACTGCCAGCAAATAACTCTAATAAAACCATTATTTACTTTTCAATTCAGTTAAACACTTATTAAAATACTCGTTTGCTGCCTTGTAAGCGCTTTTTATGTCCTTTACGTCCTCAGCGCTTAGCGTTATTTCGTCGCTCATGCTTATTCGCTTATTTGCGGCGTGTTTGTCCTCGATTCTATGGAGGTCTAAGTCCTCAAAGTCAGGGACGAGCTCGGCGGGTGTGTCGGTTATTACATAGCAAACAAAGGCTTTTTTTAACTTCCATAGTATTAAGTATCCTTTTTGCTGCCAGTCGTAGCCCGCCTCTTTTACTTTTTTGTTTACGTCCTCTTTAAAAGCTGGGAAAGTTGAAATGTCCCAGGCGTTTTTTATATCAATAATAAAGCCCGCTTTTTTGTCCACAATATCGGCCTCCCCTGTTAACCAAGTAAGGCTTTTACGCTCTTCGTTTTTTACATAGGGCGCTTGATGTACTGAGGCCAGCGCTTTTATTGCCTCGTCCTCGTTTACAATACCCTTTTCAAGGTATTTATTATCAATTCTTTTTGTGTAGCCGTAAAAGTTCTCTTTTGCCAGCTCCTTAATGTAAGTTTTGGCGGTTGTGGATAGCTCCCAGGCGTCTTTAAATGGCTCCAATTCGTTAGCCTGAGCGGTAAGCTGCCCGAGCTTTTCAAGTTTATTAATAGCCGTTTTTGTGGTCTTGTTAGTTATGGCCTCATATTTGGCGCTTTCCTCCTGTAACTTTATTACAGTGTCGGCGTAAATTTGGGCCTTGCTTTTTGTCTTAGGTCGGCCCATAATCTTATATAGGCTGCTACAGCGAATAATTAATTTTTGCATTTTTTAGGGGGTTTAAATGGGGGGCGGGTGCCCCCCGTGTGTGTGTGTAATTAAAAAGGTATTTCCTCGCTTTCCTCGTCCTGGGTTGCTACAGCCTCAGGCGTTGCCTGTTCTTGCTGCCCCTCCCACTTAATCGAGTTAATAAGGTTTTCTAAAAACTCGAGCTGGTCGGTATCGTCCCAAGTGTTTTTCCCTTTTACTTTTATTTTTTTCATTTCGGGGTAGCCGTTCGGCTCCTCCTTAGTGTAAGCGGGTAAAACCTTGCCAGCCTTTGAAATTTCGCCCTGGTATGGTACGGCGTAATAGTTAGTAACTGCCTCGCCTTTTGAGTTGGTCCCGTCGATTGCGTAACCAACCAGGGCCACGTCCTTGGATAGGTCAATATTTGGCAGCTTTTTAAGTAGGCTTTTACCTGTGCTGTTAAATCGAAAATCGACGGCGAAAAATTCGGGGTTTAAATCGTCCTCGGTTACGTCGATAAGTATTTGAAAGCTTTTCCCGTAGTCGCCCTCACGTACTTTAATTTCGACAATTTGGCCAGTTACCTGGTCCATAAATATCTCATAAATGGTTTTCCCAGTGTTGGGCCCTTGCTCCAATATTCGCGGCGTTGCGCCTTTGTGGTTTTCGCTTACTCGTCTTGTAAACTGTCCTTTTGAAAAGTTCCAATATTTAACGGCGCTTTCCTGGGTTGCTTTCGCTCCTCTTTGCATAATATAAAAATTAGGGGGTTAGTAAATAAAAATTAATTTGGTTGTAAAATCTTTACGAGCTCCTCAAGCTTGCTTAAAATTTCCTCGTCCAAAAGTCGGCCGTGTATTACGTTAGTAACTCGGCTTTTACTTTTGTAAGTGTTAAAACTTGGGTATTTAGTTACAAAAAGCGGTATTATGCTTTTTGGTAGTGCGGCCCTCGCTGCCTCCACTCGTTTAATAAATTCTATTTTATCCATTTTAAAGGGTTTTTGTTTGTTCTCGTTTTTCTCGCTGGGCCTTGGTTTCTATAAACTCGGTAAAGCTGCCCTTTCCTTTTAACGTAAGATCCAAAGATAAATAATTGTAATTTTCAACTTCGTTTGTAATTTCCTTAATAAAGGTATTTTTAATTTTAAAACCTTTTAACTGTCCTTTAATAAAAAGCGGCTTAGTGTTTACTTTCCATAAAGTAAAGTTATTATTATTAAAGCTTATTTTTTGTTCTTCCATTTCTTAATGTATAAGTATAATTTTTCTAAATAGTGTAAAGCCGAAATAAGCAAGGAAAATAAAACCAAAATCCACATAAATAAATTTAGTTTTAATTTTCTCATTTTTCGGTTATTTTTTTAAGTTCTTTAATTTGCAAATAGTGCACGGGCTTTTTACTCATATAAGTTTTTACAAAACTTTTTAATAACTCTTTGTCGTCCAATGCCACGACTAAGCGCCTTATTATTTTAAAGTCGATCTGTTCAAAACGTACATAACAACTAAAAAGCTCCTTATATAGTTGGTTTATTTCGGTGTTTTCCATACCGCTAATTTAAGCCCATTTAAGAGAATAAAACAAAAAATTTAGTACAAAGTTATTAACACAAAACTGTTGATACAAAAAGTTTTGTTTTAATCTTCCTCGGTTGTATATTAGCGAAATGGAAAAACAATTTAAACCCCCGAGCTGGGAATATAGAAACGCAAAGGCCAAGCGTTTAATAAAGCTTTTAAAAGAGGGCCAAAAAGTTAGCCGCTGGGAATTGTACCCCGTACGCTTTATATGTTTAAATTTAGCAAAGGACGACGAGGGCCTAAAGCATGAAATTAATTTATTAATTGACGAGGCCAAAGCCTCCCTTTAAACCTATAAAAATGTACCCTATCCAAATTTTAAACTGCATAGACGAAAAAATTTTACTTCACGAGTGCGTGGCAAGTGTCGAAATAGACGGGAAAACCTACAATTTAAACCGTTGCAAAAGAATAGCAAAAACAGACGCCCGCAAAATTTTAGCCCTGGCCGACTTCTTAGAAATTAGCGAAAGGGCAAAGGATCGCTTAAACTATATAATTAACACTTTTTAGATATGAAAACAGAAATAAAACAACTTACAGCCCACGAGCTTATTTTAAAGCTGCAAGAGGCGGGAATTACTAACGAATACGTTAATAAAATACTTAACGAGGTTAAAATTGAAAAGCAAAAGGAATACGAAAACGGCCGAAAACATGGCTTTACTTACGCCTTAAACCTGGTTTACGACAAATTTAAAACCGCCCATAATTTCAATACTCAGTACTTAAAAGAGTGGCTTACAAAACTAAGTTTAAAATGAGCTATTTTATTGAGGCGCTAAACGCTACGAGCTGGGCCAGGCTTTTATTTTATACTGTAACGCTTTTTTTAATACTGGCCGCCATTAAAAACATAATAACCCCCGAAAAATGATAAAATTAAAACGCCCCCTTATTGTGTTTGATTTAGAAACTACGGGCCTGGATTTCCACAAGGACCGTATTATACAAATAGCAATAATAAAAAAATTCCCAGGAACAAATAAAAAACCCCTTGAGGTTGTGCGATACGTAAACCCAGGCTTTAAAATACCGCCTGAGGTTACGGCTATACATGGAATAAAGGACGACGACGTAAAGGACGCCAAAACTTTTAAGGAAATGGCCCCAGGAATAGCCAAATTTATAAAAGGCTGCGACGTAGTAGGCTACAATTCAAACCGCTTCGACGTTCCATTTTTACAAAGTGCCTTTGAACGTGCCGAAATTTACGACGCACTCAACGACGTTGAATTTATCGACGTGTTCAACCTCTATTGCAAGTTTAACCCTCGCACGCTTTCCCAGGCCTATGCCGACTACTGCGGAAAACATTTAGAGGCCCACAAAGCCGACGCCGACGCAAAGGCCACTATTGAGGTTTTAGAGGCTATTATCGACGAGCACAAGGACGAAATTAAGGCCCATAATTTAGAGGGGCCGACGGTTAAAACCTTGGCGGAAATGTCCCAAAAAACAAAAAAAATTGATATATTGGGGCGTATCGTGGAAAATGAAAAGGGCGAGGCTGTTTTTTCATTTGGTAAACACAAAGGAAAGGCGGTAACCTCTCAGCGTAACTATTGCAAATGGTTACTTGATAACGACGCTTTCACCGTGAATACTAAAGAAAAAATTAAACAAATATTAAACGCAAAAACATGAACCCCGCCCCCAAAAAATTACAGGATAAAATCGAAACAGGAACCTACAAAAATTATGATTACGCCCAGGCAATTGAGACCGATCCCGTATATATACAGGATAAAATCGAAAACTACGGCCTAATATTGGACGAAATTGCAAAAGCTTATTTTGACTTCCATTTAAACCGCTCCTTAGGGCTTAACTTTAATATGTATTAAATGGATAAAATTATTTTAAAAATTTGCTTTGTTTTTATTGCTTTGGCGATTGTGGCAATTAAGATAAAAGCAAAAAACAAAAGGGGCTATTAATAGCCCCTTTTTTCTTACCCCTAAAAAAGTTGAAAGTTAAACTTTCAAATTATCTTTATCCTTTATTTGGACTTGTTTAATTTTCTCGCTCAGCCCTACAGCTAACAAAGTACCGATTAAAATACAACCAATTCCACTATAAAGGGCTATTGTGTTTTGCTCGTCCGCTGCCTGGTTTAAAAATTCAATTCCCGTATATATTAAGGAACCCCCGCCGCCAAGCTTAAAAATACGTTTTGAGCTCAATTTTTTGTCGTGGTCCTGTAAAAAAGAGGGTATTATTTTTGTAAGGCCCTCCGTAATTTTTTCAAATTTAATCATTTTTTTATGTTTAGGCGTTTCTTTATTATTGGCAATATAAGGTTTTCCAAGCATTTTATTAAGTCGTAGCCTAAAAAGCCGATTATATAATCGTAAGCAAAGGACCAGGCTGCAAATTCGGGGCAATATTTCGGGCCTAAAATTAATAAAAAAATTTCGGGCAAAACCAGCAATAAAACAACCGCCGTTAAATAATGGCCCGCCCAGCGTATTATGTGCTTTTGGTCAAAGTATTTTTTAATTTTAAAGCTTTGGCCTTTTACATACATTTTATAAGCTTTATAGCGTAAGACTATAAAAAGCCTAACGGTTGCCGCCAAAATGATTAAAACAAAGTCCCAGGCGCTTACATAATCAAGCGGCGTTAATTCCTCAACCATTACAAAAAGCGTAAATAGTCCGTAAATGTGCTTGAATTACTTTTTTAATTGCCTCGGGGGTTGTCATTTCTTGGGCCTCCTCCAAATTATCCATAAAAAAAGACTCGGTTAATATTGCGGGGCAAATGGTATACTTTAAAACATAAAAATTAGCCTCTTTGTCGCTGTCCCCGTCGCTGTAGTCCTTTCGTCCCCTACGCTCAGGAAATGCCTGGGCCATAAAGTCCATAAAATTACTGGCTGCCTTATCGCTTGCCGTTTCCCCTGGGCTCGTGTAAACCTCGTAACCGTGGCCCCCTCCCGCGTTTGCATGGATTGAAACGTAAAGCGTATTTTGTGGCCCCGCCACAGCTGCCAAAGCGTTGGCCCAGTCAACTCTATTTTTTAAGGGAATATCCTTTTGACTGTTTACGATGTCGTCAAATTTTACCCCCGCACTTGTTAAAGCGTCCTTTAAGCCCTCAACTATAAGCCTGTTATAAACCCCCTCGTAAATTGTAAAGCCGTCGGGGTGTTTATACATTTTTTTGGGGGCCGTTACATACTGCCCGTTTATAATTCCCCCGTGGCCAGGATCTAATAAAATAAGTTTTTCCATTTTCTTTTTACATTACTAAAAAAAAGTCGCCGCCGCTTCCTCCTGAGCTTGCCAGCCCTTTTATTTCTGTTCTGTCAAGCGTTAAACTCCCAAAGGTTGCCGTGGCTCTTAAATTTATAGTGCCCGCACTGTGGCCAGCGTCTGCGCTTATTGCGCCCGTTGCTACCTGTCTATTAACGTTATGAGTTACGAAAGTTCTATTTATCCCCGTTGGTATTTGTTGCGTTAATATTTGATTTACCGAAACTGATTGCGTCATTATAAGAGAGTCTTGAGAAACTGTTAAACTCGAATTATGAGGGGTAGCCGTGCCCCCAGTCCTTAGACTGTTTCCAATTCCCCCTGAGTCCGTAAAGCTGCGGGCGTGCACGCTTATAGGATTCCAGACCGTACTACTAAAATTTACTCTAAGAGTATTGCTACCAGTTGGCGGGTCAACTAAATAAAATAAAGCCATTCGCTGGGAAAGTCCGCCCCTCACTATACTATATAACTGAGTCATGGCCACGCCGTTATATGTCGCGCCCGTGTAACTTCTAATTTGATTCATAGATAAAAGCACGACTAAAAGCCTGTTATTACCCGCGTTTTGGTTGTGGCTAAACTGGTAAAAGTTAGCCCCAGGCGTTGGGTTTGCGTTGGTTGTATTTCCTTTCGTGGGTGCTGCCATTTTTTAAAGGTCGTTTACGTTGGTAATTTCTACAAGTCCCAAGCCCTCCACGGTGTCCACTTCGGTGCGTGCCTCGTTTACGTGGTCCGTAGTTTCAAAAAAAACGCTTATGCTAACTTCGCCAAGGTTTAATTTTGTCCTATTCTCGCCCAAAAACTTGCCGAGGGTTGCGTCGAAACCCTCGTTAATTTCATTTTTTACTGCCTCGTCCGTTGTAAATCCTACGTCGGTATATTTCAACGAGTCCGCCCCCTCAAGTTCAATTTTGCTTATTATTACCATTTTTTTATTCTGTTTCCTCGGTTTCCTCCTCCTGTACTAAAGTAACTTTATCCAATTCAAGCCCGAAAGTGTCCGCAATTATTTTCTTTTGATCCTCCTTATAAGTCGCCCAGCTCCACGAGGGTACGCCCTCAACACTGTAAGTAAAATTTACTATTCTTTGCCCCTCGTTTTCAGCCTTAAAAAAGTATTTTCCACTTTCGTAAGCCTCAGCGCTTATATAAATATTATACTCGCAATTTAAAAGCCCTGAGCTTTCAACGCCCGCGCTCGAGGTTGAAATTTTAATAATTGGATTTGTAACCGTCTGCCCAAAATCGGCGCTTATCTCGCCGTCAATTTTGTAATACTCTTTGTTTTTTATCATTTCTAACATATTTTAATAATTAATATTTTAAGCCTCCTCCTGTACGCTTACGACGTCCCATTTTGTGTCTGTGCTGTTATATTTACAACCAACGTACAAAAGCTTACTTGCCGTCGTTGTTGTTGGTAAAGTTACCCCTATGGCCCTAAAAATAGCGTTCCAAGTTATACCCCTGGCCGTTCCGTCGTCCTTAAATCTGAAAACTAAACTTTGACTTTGCACGGGCGTACCTGTTGGCGCTGCTATTGTCGTAGCTGCGGCCATTGCTGTTAAAACCCCGTCGCTTTGCTCGTCTGCATTTATTGTAAAAGTTGCCGAGCTTGCCGCCTCCTGTACGCTTGGCAATATAATGGCGTCCTCAATTTTTGCGGCGTTATATCCTTTTAACTTTCCATTATCTAAAAATTCCCAAGTTTTTGCGGGCGTGCTGTCGTTGTCGTATAAAGCCAAAGTTACGCCCGTTCCTGTCCCCTCGCCTTTAATTAAAGTTGAGCTTTGCAAGCTTATTTTTTCGGTTGCAATTGCTGAGGTGTTACCTACTATAAATTTATTGGTTGCCAAAGCTCCCGCCGCTTTTAAAAAGTAGTGCGGTACATTGGCCCCTATTTGTGTATATTGGTCGCTAAATTGGTTTGAAAATTTTATATAAGAATTAGTCCCAGAAAAACCGCGCATTGTAATGGCTGTTTTTGGCCCCACGTCCATGCCACTGCGAAAATATCCGACGGCGTACGCTGCATTTTCAAAACTGTCCCTATTAATAGAGTGTATTTTTGTCCCAAATTTGTCATAATGGTCTACAATCATTCCCCCGACTGGGGTATTATTATAAAAACTTTCTATACGGTCCGAGTTGGCTGTTAGTTTACACCTAAAAATTAATTTATGGCTGTTTAGCTCGTGGTTTCTGTCCCCTGTAAGTTGTAAATCTGAGTTACCAAAATTCCCAGCTCCCGCCGCTGTAAGGTTTCCCCCCGTAACTGTTAACCCCGTTCCAATTCCCAGCTCCTCAGGCTGTCCGTTTGTATTTCCGTACCAAATTTTATTTGCTGTTATGTTTGGCAAGCCCGCGGCTCGTGCCGTGTTGTAAATTAATATTTCCCCCGTGCTGGCGTGGCTTTTTAAAACTTTAGCTATCCTTTGAACTATTGAACCCCCGCCCGTTGGCCTCGTGGTTGTAAGTCCTCCCGCTGAGGTTGCTAAATAAAGGTCGTTTCCAACTGTAAAACTGCTTGTATCTATTCCCGTAAGCTTTCCAAAAGTAATAATGCTTTTACTGCTTGAGGCGTCGAAAGCCTCAGCCGTAAACCCTATTACTGGGGTTGTTCCCGCTGCCGTTGCGTTGGCCTCCTCTACGGTGTGCAAATCATTGTTAAAGCCCACTAAGTAAACAGGCTTACCCTTGGCAATAGTCCCAGCGCTGGCCTTTTTTCCGCTTATAATAACGTTTGATTGCTCGGCGAATAGGTCCCAGTCTGCCGTGTTAAAAGCCCCTGGGGTTGTGTCCTTATTGGCAAAGTATAACGATCCGTTATAATTTACCCCTTGGCTAACTTTGTAAATAACTCCTGAGTCGTAAGCTTTTAAACCCACGAGGGCGTTATCCGTTGTTTTATTAAAATTACTTTCGGCCAGGTTTTCGGCCATTTCCCGCACGTCCTGGGGGCTTATTGCCTGGGTTGTATTGTCGGCCAAAGTTGTGGCCGCTTGGGTTATTAAGTCCGCTTTACTTTTATTTACTGCCATAATTTTATTTTTTTAATTAAATCCTGTAAAATCAAAACCGCTTGTGAAACCGTTACCCTGTAAAGGCGTGGTTATATCTTTGGTCCCTGGTTTTACTGATTCATTAATATAAAAATTTGTTATATTATTTCCTTTTTGTTTCGTGTATTTTATAACGGTTCCCGCGGGTATATTGTTAGCCACGTAGCCAAGTGCTGGGTTATCTGTTAGCAATTTAACCATATTACTGGTATTTCCATACAATAAGTTTGATAAATCAAAAATATTTTGGTTCTCTATCGTTATATATTCGTCCATAATTTTATTTTATTATTCGCTCCCCAGTTACAAAAACTTGCTTATTTTTTACCGCTATTTTTTGCGCTTTGTAGCCGTCGGCTTTCAATGCAATTTGTATTCTACTTTTAAGCTTTTGCAAATTTCCCGAGCTGTTAACATATTTCTGAGCCCCCACGCCTAAAGTTGGGTTTTCTTTATACCAGCCAACAAAAGAAAAAATTAAGTCCTTTACGTGCTGCGTGTCGCTGTCGGCGGCTAAAATGTCGCCTGTTATTGGATCAACAAAAAGCTCGTCCACTCCTGAGGCCGTCGCTGTTAGTTTTATGTCTTTTACGTTAGCCATGTTTTACGTTTTCGTTTTCTAAATCACTCTTTAAAGTCGTTGGCAATATTGGAACCTCAGGGGCTACAGTTGGCGCCGTTGGTATTGGTGGCCCTGGTAAAGGTATGGACGGCGCTATGTATAAATGCGTATGCGTGTTAAATTTTGTTATCAAGTCGTTAACTTTATTTTCAAGCCTGTTAAACTTATTTACTGCCTCCTCAACTTTTACAAGTCCGCCCAGGTCGCCCCCTCTTATTTCCACGCTTTCAATTTCTGAGTATAACGAAATAAAAGCCGTATTACGGCTTAAAAACGTGGCAATAACCGCCGAGCCAATAACGGGGGTAATTAATAAAGGCGTTTCACTTGCCCCAGCTATTAAACGTACCCCTAATAAATTAGGATCGCCGTTTAATGGCTCAAGCTCGGCCAAATTATCCGAGTCAATAGAAATTACTTTACAAGGCAAGCTATAAACCTCCTCGCCATTTTTTGCAAGTTGTTTTATTAAGTCGCCTATGTTTTGCGTATTCATTCCCCTAATGCTTTTTGTATAAAGTTGCCGTTTGCGTCCTCCACTAAGTCGTAAACTTTTTGTTTTATATAAATTCGTTGTCGTCCTCCTGTGCTGTAGCCAAAACGAGTAAAAACCCGAGTTACTAAATAAGCGCCCGACTGCTCGGGAATAGTTCTATTAACAAGCTCCACTATGTCGCCGTGATTTACCAAAGGGCTTACAAAAGTCGTAAAATTCCCCTCATATCCTGAGTATTTTAATTCGTCCTTTAAGCGGTCGGCCGTGGCTTGTAAATCCGTTAAACTATAATTATTAAAATAAAGCGTTCTTGTTTCACCGTCGGCGTCCCCAGCGGTGGCCTCTAAAGTATTATTTTTATTGTCTATACTTTTACAAACGACTTTTATTTTTCGCTCGCTTTCGTCTATAAATTTGAGGCTGTCCCCGTTTATTAAACTGGTCGTGTTAAACTCAAAACGGTAAACGCTTTGTAATTTCGGGACCACGGAAAGGCCAACAAATAAAACGCCATTTCTAAAAAAACTAAAAATACCGTGCTTAGTTCTTAGCTCGTCAAGTATTGCCGCCGTGCTTGCGTTTTTAATTCTAAACTGTCCCAAATTTTGCTCCGCCGTTACTTCATAGCTTACGCCCTCAGGAATAATTTTTTTTAATAACTCGCTTAATTTAGGGTTGTCTAAACTTAAATTTAACCTGTTCTTTTTTAATTTATATACTTGGTCCTCAACTTCAAATAAAATAGGAAATTTTGTTCTTACGGCTTTAATATAGCCAGTAAAAAATTTTGTAATATTTGCATTATAACCAACGGAAACCTCCACGGCGTCGCCAGCTTTAAAAAGGGCGTTTGTGCCTTGGGTAATATTTGGGACGTCCTGGCCGTCCTGGTCAACGTATCTTATTCGCTTGGGTATTATAATTTTTCCCGAGTCTAAAAGGTTGTCATAGCTTGAGTCAATTGTAACCTCGTTACAAAAGGTAAAAACTTGCGTGTTTAATTTTATTTCGCTATCAAGCCTTAACATTAATTAATTTCGTTTATTGTTAATTCAATAGGATTGTCACTAATTGCCTTTATTTCAAAAAGTTGTACGTTTTCCGTGCCCTCAACTTGGGGCAAGCTTACGCTTTGAATAGTTAAATATTGAATATTAAAATTATCATTTAAAAACCTCGAATAAATTTTAATCGAGTCGGGGACCTCGCAATATTCCACGAGCTGCAATACTTCCTCCTCGGGGTATCTTTGGCCGCTTTCGTCTACAAGTGCCCCCCTTATTGTTATTTCGTAGTCGTTTTGTGAAATGTATTCTTTTACTGAGCCATTAACGCCTTGTATGTTTGTTGTAATTATTTGCTTTGTAATTGTAACGTCGCATAAAACAGTGTCAATTTTAAACCCTGAGTCGTCGGCGGTGTTTGTAAATAGTTGCCCGTATTCAATAGTTTTATTATTTCGGTCTACGTAAGCGCCAGGGCTAAATTCTACATTCATAAAAACAGGCGTGCCAAGGTATGAAACCCCCCTTTGTGTGTCTGCCTCCTCCTCGCCAAAGTCGTAAAGCTTAGTTTTCAAAGCCTGTAAACCAAAACCCTTTAAAATTAAAGAGGGTTTAACCTTTGGAAATTTACCCGTTAAGTCTTTTACTGCCATAATTTTAAACTCCCGCTATATTGTTAACATTATTAACCGCACTAAATAAAGCCTGGGCCACTTGGTCCTTTATTTGCCCCGTTAAGTCCTCCACGTCCGTGGCGGTAATATTCATATTTTCAATAAGTTTTCCTATGTCAATATTAATATGAGTAGGGCGCCCGCTTTTTATGCCGTCTACGCTCGTGCTGCTTTGCTTTCCTCCTTTGCCGTCGCCTCCTAAAAATTTAAACTTGCCAAAGGTTTGAGTTTTACCAGTTAAAGAGGTTTCTTTTTTGTCGCCCATTTCTGGGCCTGAGCCTCCAACGGTTTTAATTTTTCCCATTAAGGCCTTAATGCCACTTTTTACGCTCAAGTCTTTATCCATTGTTTCAGAAAATGCCTGGGCCGCCGCCGCTCCCGCGCCTTTCATTCGTGCAAAACCTTTGCTTATTAAATCCGAGTCTAAAGTAAAGGCGCCCCGTAAAATTTCAGCAAGTCCCGCGGCCTCCTCTTTTATAAATGTAAATACAAATTTAATAACTGCAAATAAACTTTGGAACGCTATTATTATAGAGTCAACAACAAAAATTAAAACCCTTGTAACTCCTCCGAAAATAGTACCTAAAACTTTACCCCATATTTTTACTATTGGGATCATAATTTGAAAATATTTTCCTAAGCCAATTAAAACGGCTCTAAAAAGCTGCCCTAAGGTTACGCCTTCGCCAAAGTCGGGTAACATACTTTTAAAAGCCTCCCCCATTGCTCTAAATTGTGTGATAAAGGCCTCTTTCATTGGGTTTATAAAATTGTCCATTATCATTTTTTTATGAGCCATTAAAAAATTGACAAATTGAACGAAAACGGTCATTACTTTATTAATAACGGGTAATAAAACTTTTCCAAGTTTTAACTTTAATTCTAAAAAGGTGTTATTAAATCTATTTAACTGGGCTTGAGAGCTGTTTACTGCCTTAGGTAGTGCCGCGCCGAAAGTTTTTTCTAATTCAGCCCCAAAACGTGGTAAAAATTCTTCGGCTCCTATTTTACCTTGTTGTAACATTTTTTCGAGCTCGCCGCCGCTTACTCCCACGGCTTTGGCTGCCAATTTCATGGCCCCAGGTAAACGCTCGCCAAGTTGTTGGCGTAATTCCTCGCTTGATACCTTGCCTTTACTCATCATTTGACTAAGGGCCAAAAATACCCCTTTTGAGTTTTCGGCGCTCAAGCCCATGGCTGTAGTGGCCATTGAAACTTGCTTAAAAATCCTGTTTGTTTTTTCGCCTTGTAACTTAGTACCCAAAGCCGCCGCGCTAAACTGCTTAAACCCCTCGGTACTGCTCAGTAAATCCGTTCCGAGTTGGTCGGCTGTTTCACGTAAAAAAGCCATGTTTTTGGCTCCCGCCTCGGCTGAGCCGCTGGCAAAGTTAATAGCATTTTCAAGGCTTTCAAAGTTACGCGCCGCCCGTATTGAGTCGCTGGCAATTGAAAAGGCTTTCAAAGCTGCCGAGGCAATAGCAATGGGGCCCAACAATTTGGTAAACATTCCGCCCATGGCTCCCAGGCCTTTACTGGCCCCGCCCATGCTTTTGGTAGTTCTGCCAAGGCCGCCCCTGGTTTTTTTCATTTGCCTATCAAAGCCAATTGAGTTGGCAACCGCTTTTTTAAGCCCTGGGCTTAGCCTGTCGTTTAACTCAATAGTGTAAATAGCCTTATCGCTCATATTAGCCTAAATATATAAAAAAAGAGGCTTAAAAGCCCCTTTTAGTCCTTGGTTTTATACTTGCTGTTTTCCATTTCAATAACCCATGTAAGTTGGGCGGCAAGTTTAAAATACTCGTTATCGTTTAACTCCTCAGGGTTTATTTTAAAATGGTAACGTAAAAGCGCGTCCATTTGTTCCAATTCGCTGCCCTCGAGCTGCTCCCTGTGCTTGTCAATATTGTGTTTTAAAAACGAGCTTTGAGAAAATCGTAAAAAACTATTTGCAAGCTGTAAATCTAAGCCCTCGAGCTCGTTTACAGCTTTTGAACGTTTCCCGTTTTTACGCTTATAATTTCAATAATCAACTCAGCCGCCGAGCGTAGGGCGTCAAAGTCTTTTATTACTGGCTCGGGATCGCCTTTAACTGTTAAGCTGTTTAAAAAAAACTCCACGCCTTGCATTTCGTTTTTCTGAATTATTTTACTTCCTATGTCAAAATTTTTTCTATCGACTTTTTTTAAAATTAATTCTGTTGTCGTGTCGTCGCTCATTGGAATATCTAATTTATAAAGCGGTCCAAATTTTGCCTTTAATTCGTCAATAGTTAAGTTTTCTTTTACCATAATTTTAGTTTTAAATATTTGGTCCAAGTTAATAAAAAAAACCTTTGCTGTTAAACAAAGGCTTTAAAACTCCAAAACTAAAACTCCACGAAATAGACTTTTAAATATTTTTTAATTATTCCAGTCAATATGAGATACTGCAAGGTCAAGCTCAGCAATTACGTTGCTGTCCCCCTCGCTCGCTCCTCCGACTGCGTTTTTAAAACGACAATTTCGTAAAACGTCCGTTCTTGGTGTTGAGCCCTCAGGGACGTAGTTTACTTCAATGTCGAACTCAGGAATATTTTGCAAGCTTTTACCTGGCGCCGCGTCAATAATTGCCGCAAATTCCGCCTTGTCGATGCTTATTTTTGCCTCAGCCTCAATTTTTCCAAGCCCTCGGCTTACTACAAAGCGCCCAGCGCCGTAGTTTTCCGTGATTTCTTGAGTCTGTGAATATTCAACCGACGTAATGCCCGCCACGGGTACGCCTAAAACTGTGGTTATAATATCGGCGTAGCTGTAAGCTTGGCCGTTAATTAATGGTGGGTTATCTGCTAATGCCATAATTTAATATTTTAAAGTTTCGGTGTAAATCCGATATTAATAACTATTTCCCTTGCCACTCCTACAGGAACAATTTTAACGCTTAACTCAAGTTTTGAGGTGCTCACTACATTTTGAGCCGCGTTGATTGTTACCTCGCTCGCGCTTACTTCCCCGTCCGCTTCCATTTGTAAAAGCCCCTTTTCAGCTAATGCCTTAAAGGTTGCTATTGTGTCCGTTCTCAATGTCCCGTCTGTGTTAACTCTTAAAGGGCTGCCAAGCTTTGGTAAAATGTAAAAACGTAAAAGCCTTTTTGCTTTGTCAATTGTTCTGTTATTCTCAATAGTACTCAAGTCGTTAGTTACTGAAACGCTCGTATAAGAGTCGTTGTTGTATGTCCCCGTAAAGCCGCTTTCTTTATACAAAAATAAATATCCTTTTGTATCAATTGCATTTACTAAAGTACTGCTTAAACTCGTATAACTGTCGCCGTTTGCAAAAGCTGCGGTGTCAAATTCGGTGCCGTCCGTTACCATATTAAAACGCTCAAGCCAGCTTATAGACTCGTTTACTTTTGCCGCTGCCACTGCTCCCAGTTTTGCGCCTAAATCTGTTATACTGTAAGCTTTCGACGTAAAAAGGGCTTTACCTTTTCCCGCTCCGTCCTGTCCAATACACACTGAAACCTGGGGCGCTGTTAGTGCCGTAAGGTCGCCAAGTGTTGAAAGGTTACTTACTCCCGAGATGTCGCCCCCGTATAAAATTGAGGTGTATTTATATTCGCTTTGTAAGGTTGTTACGACTGCTTGTAAAGCCGTTACTTGAGCCGTGGCAAATGCTGAGCTAATAAAATAAACTCCTATTTGTCTAAGCTCGCCCAAGGCTGTGCTTTGTAGTGTTGCCACGTCTGTAAATGTCGGCGTTCCTGTTGGAACCGCGAAATAACCTATCCAAAGCTCCCCGCTTGGTTGCTTTTGGAAAAATTCGTTTATATGGTACCATTCCACGGCGTGCGCCGCTGTTCCCTCAACTATTCCCAAAGCCTCAGCCTCCGCAAGGCTAAAAACTTGCTTTATCCTATCTGAGGCGCTAAAGCCCGAGGGTAAAGTATTATTATAGTAAACTATCCCGCTTTTGTGGTCCGAGCTTGCCAAAGGTGTGCCCAGCCCTGCGGTGTTTACATTAAAAGTAAGCTTGTTTAGTGCCATTTTTTACTTTTTTTTGGGTTGTTTATATTCTTTTATTTGTTGCCCCGTTTTGTCCGAGTGCTTAACTGCAAAAGGTTTTTCTAAAAACACGCAACCGTCGGGCGTAGCGTAAACCACGCCCCCAGGCTTGCAATATTTTAAAGCTTTCGCTTTTAAATCCTTTTCAGTCATTTATTAAACCGCTTGGATTAATGAGTAAACTCCTTTCTCGTCGGATCTTCCAGCCGTTCCCCCAGCCCTTACAAGTCCGTTAAAAATTGAACCTAAGTAAAGAGGGTTTTCAATGTCCGCGTAAAGTTTTACTGCTCCCTCCGCTCGTCTTACATATGAGTCGGACCAAGCTAAAATAGAAAGTTTATCCGTTGCCGCTCCCGCTGCTCCGACTGCCTTTTTAACGTTTGAGTTATTGAAAACTGTGTTTCTTGAGCGCTTAAATACTTTCATTCCGAAAATTTCCCCGATTTGCCCGTCTACTACTGGCTTACGGTTTACATAATCAAAATTGATAAAAGACTCAATGTTTAAAAGTTCCTCGTATTGAGCCGCCGAAATTAAAATATTTCTTTCGTCTGAAAGACAATCGTCTTTATCAAACATAACCGCCAATTTTGCAAGGTCTGCCCTTGTTAGTCCTTTTCTGTTTCCAGTTGCCGACGGTGCCGCCGCCGCTACGTTTGCCCCAGTTGTAAAAATCTTATTCGATGCCGCTGTAACTGCCCAAATAAAGGCCATTTCGTCCGCGATTCTTGTATTAAGTGCCTTTACGTGGTCCTTAATGATGTCCTGGCGCTTTGAGTAGTTAGTCATTGCCTCGTTTACGTCCTCAATATGAATTGGATTAGTTGCAAAAGCGTCCACGTTGTACTCTAAAACGTCGTCAGTTCTTTGCGAAACCGATAAAGGAAAAGAGGACGGATTTTTTACTACTGTAGGCGTGGCCCCAGCTTGTGGAACCTGTACAACTCCAAATTGTGCGCTTACGTTCGCGTCTAATTTTGATTGTTTGTAAAATTCGTTTACAGGAAATAAGTTTTCTTGTATTTCTTTGCTAAATAACTTTGTGATTTGTTCAGCCATTTTAATAAATTTTAATTAATAAATAAATTTTTAGTCGTTAATATAATTATTTAAAAGCTCCTCGAATTTTTCGGGCTGCTCGTTTTTCATTTTTTCCAATTCTTTTGGCGCGTCCTGGCTCCATTGTTGAAAGTCCCACTCTTTGCGGTTTTCTGTTTCTTCGGGTTTAATTTCCTCCTCGATTTCCTCAGCCTTTACCGTTACGCTTAAAGAGTTTAAAAGCTCCTTTGTTTCGTCCAAGTTGTTAACTGCTAACTTTTGCCACGCTTCCACGCTTTCGGCCTTAATTAAACCGCTTTTAACTTTCTCGTTAATCAAGTCGTAAGCTGCAAGGTTTTTTAAGTCCTTAACTTTGTTTTCCAATTCCTCAGCCTCTTTTTTCGCAATTTCTAAAGCCTCGGTTTGTTCTTTTAAAGAGTTCGTTAACTCCTCAATTTTTAAAGCCTCGTTTTTAAGCTCCTTTACTGAGTTTAAAACTTGCTCCTCGTTGGCCTCGTTTTTGAGCCCTAAAAAAGTAATTACCTCTTTCATTTTATTTGATTTATGATTATTCAAAAAATTGTTTGCTAAAATATAAAGTTCGTCAATTGTATTATTTGCGTTTAATTTTACGGCTGCGCCGCTGCTTTCGATACGGTCAAAAAAACCAAGGTTTAAAGCTTCCACGGCTGTAAATAAATTTTCGCCGTTTAAAAGTTTTTCGCTTTCCTCGTCAGTTATTCCCGCTTTGCTTTTTAAAATCGTTTTTAACGATCCTTTCATTATTTCAATAAGCTTTTTATCTGCCTTGGCTCCGCTTGGGACCTGGGGCCCGTGGGTGTGGAATAGTCCGTAGTCCATAATTACGCGCTCGTCCCCCGCCTGGCTTATCATTCCCGCCATGCTTGCCGCTATTCCAATAACTCGGGTTGTGGTTTTTCCTGGGTAGTCCTTAATTGATTGAAAAATTGAAAAGCCCTCCTTAATATTTCCGCCTTTGCTGTTAATATCAATAATAACCTCCTCAACTCCCGCGCTCGCCAAAAATTCCATTTCACGGGCGAAAGTGTCGCCGTTTATTCCCCTGTCGGGGTTTGCATCAATTGGACGGCGTAAGCTCATTTTTACGGCTTTGTCCTCCTTTTTGTAGTTGGTTATGTATTCAAAATTTTTCAATATCTTAATATTAGTTTATTTTGTTTTATAAATGTTAGTTATATTTATAAAGTTGGCCCAAAATGGCCCAAAAAATTAAATTATGGCAATAAAAAAAGAGTTTAAAGTCTGGTTGCATGGTCGGCGGCGCTTGCTGTTTGAACGTACAAAAAAAGAAAAGGGGCTAAGTAACGCCGCTTTTCTTCGTTTATTAATAGACTTTTATTTTGACAAAAAGAAAAATTAGGGGGTTACGTCCATAAAAAATTTATTAAAAATGTAGTTATACGTAAAAGCTGAGCTTGTCCCTGTAATAACCTTTTCAATGAATAAAATAATTTCGCCCACTGGCCAAGGGTTGCCAGGTCGTGGCCTCAGGGTTAAAACTCCCGCGCCTGTAACTGTTAAAACGTAGTCGCTGTAATAGTTGGCCCCGTCCTTTACCATGCAATTAATAGGCAGCTCGCCCGTAAAGCTCAAGTTTTCGGCGGCCATTGTTCCAATAGTTACCGCATTTGTCCCAGCGTTAAAAGTCCTTTTTACGACTCCCGCCAATTCCGTTTGGCCATTTGGTAAAACTCGGCTTTGTAATTTTCCGCCAAAAAAGTTGGTATCTACAGCCCAACCAGTGCCTAAGCTCCCCACGTCAGTAAAAGCCGCCAAAGTTGTGGCCCCTCCCAAGTCAATAAGCCCGAGGGCTGCGTCAATTGTGCAATATTTTTCCGTAAAACCGTTAAAACCTGCGTTATCCCCCAAGATTATAAAAATAAAATCCTTTGTAAGGTCGGCGCTTGACAAGGGCTCAGTAATAGGGCCTACGCTGTTTGTATCGCTTAAAAGCGTGTTTACTCCATACTCAACTTTAAATTCTTTACTTGAGCCGTCCGCAAAAACTCGGCTTTCACTCAGGGCCGCCCCTTTGCTCAAGTATAGAAATTTTTGAACCGATCCGCTTGTTATGTTAAAAGTACCGCCCGCATAATAACAAACCTCCCCCTCCAACAAAACAAAGCCAGGGTTTACCACTATGGCCGAGGCGCTGGCGTTGTTATATGTAAGGCCGCTTAGTATTAAGCCCATTCCGTGCATTTTTTCCGCTGGGTTTATACCCCTGTAATACTCGTAAATAGGTAAACGCCGCCTTAAATTTTCGTGTGTGTTTATAAAGTCGGCCTTTGCGTTTATTTGTAGCCCGAGAATATCGTCCCCCCAAAAAGGTGCCCCGCCAATGTCGGTTTTATTTGCAATGTTTTTTAAGTCCTTTACTTTTGTTTTATAAGTTGCCATGTTAGTATGAAATTACAATATAATTTGTTGAATAAGGCCGCAAGCGGTCAACCTCAGCCCTTATTTTTGCTTCGCCGTTAGCTGAGTAAATCGCTGCGGGTACGTAAACAATAAAATCGTTATTTGCTTGGGCCTCGCTTTGGTTGTAAAAGGTCGCCGCTGGTTGCCCCTCGCTTTGGTTGTAAAATGTTATTTGTGGGTAGCCCTCAAATTGGTTAAAAAATGTTATCGGTGGCTTGTCGTCCCCCGTGTTATCAATATAAATTAAAGCTGGGGCCGTAGTATTAAAAACCTCGTTTAAAACTGCCTCCAATATTATTTTTTGGCCGTTGTGCTTTGTTTTTGCCAAAACCTCAGGCCTGTAAGTTGTAAAAACTGCCTGATGTAAAGTATTTACAGGGGTTAAGTTGGCCCCAATAAAAGCTTTCATTATTGGCCCCCGCTTGTCAGGGGGTAAAAACTCGTTTATAAAAATGTCATAATCTAAATTGTAAACGCTCATTTTTAAGTGTTTAAAGTCATTGTTATAGTGTCGTTAAACGTGCTCCCGCTCGTGTCCTCCTCAATAATATAGCCCGCCGCCGTTACGTAGGACCTGGCCACTGTAGTAACTGCCCCAGTAAGTGGAATACTTGAGGGCCGAGCAATTAAAACCACTCCCAAAGTATTTACGCCCGTTACGCCCTCAACTGCTTGTATGGCGTCAATAATTTGCTCCCGTACAATTGTGCCGTCGAAATTAGTTATTGAAACGCTTGATAAATAATTTTTTATTGCTACAATAATAGCCGCTTTTACGGTTGCCTCTACGTATTCGCCACTATAAAAAACCTCGCCTGTAAACTTTAAACGGTCCGCAAATAAACTTGAGGTGTCGATTGCAATACCTACAAATCCAATTTTATCCAAGTAAGATATAAGCGCGTTTATTTCTTGAGCTGCCAAAGGCGTAAGCCCGCCGCTGCCGTCGTCCTTGGCCACTTTTACAAGTACCCTGTTATTTACTTGCTCAACTATTGCCGCCCTTGTAATTATTCTTTTTGTTGCATCAACTACAGGGTAGGCCGCTTTCCCGTCAACTACGCTAATAACTTGAGGGTTTGCCGCGTCGTATTGAAATTCTAAAACCCTTTTTTGTAGCCAGTCCGCCGTTCCTGGGACCGCCTCCCGTGCTATTTGCTCAAGCTCAGCTTTGAAAACGTCCCAAAGTTGTTCCTGGGTTTCAATGGCTGAGGCTGTTATTCTCGTCCAAAGCCTCCAAATTGCCACGGCGCTGGGGCTATTAAGCGCGTTTAGTGTCGCGTCCGCTGTTTTTGCTGCTATAATCTCGTTTTGTATTTCGGTTACTGTTCTCGCCATTGCTTTATTTTTTTAATCGTCGTTTACGTCCTTGGCTGTCCTTATTCCTGGCTTAGTGCTTGGGTTAATTACTACGTCGTCCGTAATATCCAAGGCCGTTATTTGGTGCGTAGTTGCCCCGCCGTCTATATATTTAGTGTCGTCCAGTATGTCGGTTGTATAGTCTTGAATAAAAACATAGTAGTTAGTTCTCGCCTCGTCCGTTTCCTCGTATCGCCTTTTTAGCGTGTTAAATCCGTTGGCTTTATAGCCTTGAAAAGTTTTATAAACCTTTTGTTTAAGATCCAGCAAGTCCAAAACGGTTGTATTATTGCTTGCCCTCCCTTTTGTTAAGCTTTTGGCTATGTAAAACCGTAAAACCACTTCGCTGGTTTTTTGCACTCCCGCGCCGCCGTCGTCGTATGTTACGCCCTCAGGAAAACCAATAAACAAGGCGGGAAATTTAATAATGTCCGTAAGTCCTTGCTCGTTTTTGTTAAAGTCGTCGTTAAATAAAGCCACGGTTTTAAACTCAGGTAAAGCCGTGTTTACTTTATTGATTATGTCCTCAATTAAAAATCTAAACATTATTTAAAGCCTTTTTTAATTTTCTTTTTTATTAAGTTAACAATTCTTTTGTCAGTTGTATGGCTTGGGCCCAAAAATTGGCGCTTTGGCATTGTAAAACCTTTTCCCCTCCCAGCCCTTAAACCGTGGTTATGGACTCCCGCGTAAACTGCTGGTTTTCCCTTGCTGCCTATTGTTACCCGTTTATTACTAACACTTATTCGACGTATTGAGCGCCTCAAAGCTCCACTTTTTACGAGTATAGCCCTAATTTTCGGGTTTTTGTCCTTTCGCTTTCGAGGTTTCCAACGTTTAACGCTCCTATCCATAAACCCCTGGCGCTTAAAGTTGGTTTTTGCCTCGTTAATGGCAATATTTCCGATTAACTTCATTATACCCACAAACTGCTTTACTACGCCCCTAGCGTCCTCTTTCATTGCCTTGCTTAACGGGTTTTCCCCTCTATAAGTTGCCATTTACTTGGGTTTTTCTGCCCCCTTAGGGAAAGGTAAATTAAAATTTTTATCCTTTAACTCCTTAAATTGGTCCTCTACTATAAAATAGGGGTGTTTAGGTCCAAATAAAACTTTTTTCTTGCCTACGTTTAATTCCATACTCGGCGGCACCTCAGGCAATTTAACCGCTCCCAAGTCGCTGGGCGTTGCCTCCTCGTCCTCCTGGTCTACGTCGCATCTACAGCGCCAGCCATTTGGCGGGTAGTAAGTGTCCCAAAATGGATCGTCCACGGGACGGGTAACGCCGTCAAGTGGTCGGTGTGATTCCCTTACTCGCTCGTCCCCTACGGTGCTATAAGTTAAAAAGGGTAGTACGTCCTTGTCCTCCTCAATGTCCTGCCACTTGCTGGCCATGGTTGCCGAGTTCTCAGCTTGAAAAATTTCAGTTTTTAAGTATGTTTCGTTAAAGTCGTCGAAAATTTCCCGTGCTTTGGCCTCGTATTCCTTGAAAGGTACGCGGCGGCCTTGGTTGTCGGCTATAAAGTCACTCATTAAGCGCACTTCTTGGAAAGTTTTTGCCCCACTAAACACGTGGGCGTTATGCTTTAAACTACGTATAAAATCCTTGTCGAAAGTGTCGGCGTCCTTGCCTACGGCCTTGAGGCCTTTATCCATTCCCTTGGTTAATTCCTTGGCAATTCTATAATATACGCTTTCGGGCAAGTTTTCGACGGTGTATTTACCACTGTAAACGCCCTGTATCATATCGGAAATAGTAACCTCGTCCCAATTAATTGGCGGGACGTCCTCCTCGCCTAAGTTGTTGAGGTCCTCAATAGTTCCGCAGCATACGCCGCAAAACGGCTCATTTTCTAAAAGGGAAAGGGCTTTTTTTTTTGACTCTAAAGAGTTGGTTAAATTTTCGGGCTCGGCCTCAGTTTCGGCCTCCTGGGTTTCCTCCAATGGCGTGCCGTAAGTTTCGGTTATATAGTCCCCAGGTATTTTATATTTACCCGTTTGAATTAGTTTAATATCTCGCTCGAATTGCTCGGCCTTGCTTACTTTTTCGGCGTCGTCCCATTTCCAAAGCCCTGTTATATTAAAGCCGTGGTTTTTGTTTAGCCAAGGGATTAACTCGTTGTTTACAATTTCTTGAATAAATAAACTATCCTCTTTGTCGATTGCCTCTAATGTCCTTTCGTGTACTTCCGCTTGGCTTCTTGAGCTGCCCGAGTCCATAACCATTGTAGAGCCTAAAATAAGCTTTGAAATTTCACTGTTTGCCCGCTCGATTAATTTGTCGTAAACCTCGTAAGCGTCCGTTTTTTTGTCCCCTATAAATTCGAGGTCGTCGTCATGGTTGAAAACCCCGTAAGCATTGCGGCCCATGTTTTCAAGCATATAATACATATTGTCCCTTAGGTCCTCGTTTCGTATGTCGGTTTTTCCAAGCCTAAAAGGTGCCCCGAAAAGCTCCGAAAACTCAGCCCAAGCCGCCTGCGTTGTTTTCTTGTATATCATCATAGGCGCGGCCTTAGCAAATAGGCCCAAGTCGTCGCCCCTACGCCCTACAAATTGAACCCAGGGGGCAAATTTACCGCTCTTAATAGGAATTAAGGGCTGGTTACTAAAAGCGCTTTTACGTACCGCCATTTTTTGGGGGTAAACATATTCACGTGGAACCAATTTAACATAATCAAAGCCATTTTTTACCCTGTCCCCGAATTGTATGAGCGAATAACCATAAAAACGGCTGTCTAATGCAAATTTTATATAATCTCTAAACCAAATCGAGTTGAAAATGTCGCTTTGCTCGTCTATTTTCTCGCCGTCCTGGTCAATTACTTTATAATCCTTTGAAAGGGTGCGGCTTTTACGGGTTTCAACTGCCGCCGTTAAATGCGGATCGAGTGCAATATCATTGTAAACCCTTATTAATTCCGCCGTCGTGGGGTTGTTTACGTCCTCCCAGCTTTCAAGCCCTATTTTCCAGTTTGAAATTTCCATACCGAAACGGCTTAGCTGAGTGTTAACCACTTTCCGCATAATTTCGCGGGCCTTTCGCGTTTCCGCTTTTACTGCCTTAGTTTTAAAAATGTCTAAAAACCCCATAATTAAAAACTTTGATTACCTTTTTTTGTTTGACTTCCCCAACGTAGTGGCCAGCCTTGCTCCTTTGCCTCGTCGTTAGTTGTTAGCGTTACATTTAAGCGGCCTTTAAAAACGTCGTCGAGCCATTTTTCGGCCTCCTGGTGTGCAAATTCTCGGCCCTCGGGTAAAACGTCAATGTGGACTCTTTGGAACAAATTAAAAATAGCCAAATTTATGGCGCATTTCATTAAGCCGCGGTGCCTATTTGTTCCCGTTTTTGCGTATTCCGTTGTAAGGTTATAACGTGGGCTTATTTTTTCCCTTATTCTGTCCTCGGCGTCTGCTATTGCCTCGGTAACTATTGAGTCGGTCGAGTCGGTCAACTGGTCAATTGTTGACTGCTCCAAATATCTATATAAATCAGTTTTAATAATAAACGCCATAATTTTAGTATGATTTGCGCCGTTGCCTTGTTCCAAATATAGGCTTTTTTGTTATTCCGCCGCCTATAAAGTCCAAATATTGGCTTTTTAGTATTTCAATAAATAAATAGTCGTTTGCGTCTGAGGTGTGGCCGTACTTTTCAAAGCTCACGCCGCTCCTTTTGTCCCTTTCCTTTTTTTTAAATTTCGTCCCGTCGCTGTCCTCCTGTAAGTTAAAATAGTCGCTTATAGTATTGGCGCAATTCTCGCCGATCACTATTTTAACGCCCTTTACATTGCCAGCGAATACCTGGCTTATAAACTCGCCCCGACTTTTAACTCCTGGGTTTTGACTTGGTAAACGAGTAGCGGGCCGAAATTGTTTTAAGTAATTAGCGGCCAGGGTAAAAAAGTTTTCGCCCTTTTCTAATTTGCTGTCCTGTTTCTTGCTCGTCCTGTCCCCGTAAATATAAAGCCCCTCGGTGTGTTTTTCGTAAATACTAATAAACTTTTTACAAGTGTCTTTAAGCGTGTTAAACGGGCTTAATAAACATATTTCGTCTATTTGCTCAATTACTACAGCGCCCCCCTCGTTGCTTACTTGGTGCACTGTTAGGGTTAAATAGGGGTTTACGTTCTCGTCCATGCTTATATGTAAAGCCTTGCTTGGATCGTAAGCCGTGGGCTTTACTTGCTCGTGGCTAAAAGTTTTATAAAAGCGGCTTCCTACTTCCTTATTTCCCCACTCCCCCAGCGTGTAAACTGTAAAATAATACGGGTTTGTCCTTTTTAGGTCCTCGTAAGTTGCCTTAGTAATGGCGGGTAAATGGGGGTTGTCCTTAAACGTGCTGTGTATTGAGCTATAAGAATAATTAACATTTTCTTTTTTGCCGTCAATTTCAACCTCCACGGCTGTAGTACTGCGAAAAGTTTTTTTACTTTGGCCAGCGAAAAACTTTTTATATATCCAAAAATCCGAATAGTTGGCCGTGTCGGCCTCAGGGTTAAAGCTGAAAATTTCCTGTAAATAGTCCGCTTTATTACTTCGTACCGTTGTCGTAACCGTGTTAAAATCCTCCTCGGTCATGTCGTTGCCCTCTTCGTACCATATAAAGGTGGGGTTATCAACTCCCTTTATTTTGTCGGCCTTGTCCAAGCCCCTGGCTATAATACGGTTTTTATTTATGCAAGTAATGGAAAGGGGCGACGTTCTAAAAGTAAACAAGCTTTCGAGGCCCATATTATAAACCTCGGTTTTAATACCCTCAAATTGACTCTCTTTGATAGTGTCGTAAACTTTTCTTACTAAAACGCCCTTGAAATAAGGCGCCGTTAACATTCGCACAATTATTTTTTTTATTGTCGAGTCCGTTTTTCCTGAGCCTCGCCCGCCCCACAATAGTATATAGCGGTCCTTGTTGTCTAAGAGATCCACAAAAGGGGCGTTTACCATGTCCTCCCAGGCGGGAAAGTTTACAGTAATGGCCATTTACTTGGTTTTTGTTCCCATTATCACGTTTATCATTGCCTTGGTGCTTTCGTCGTTATTAAAGGCCCCAGTGTGTCGGGCCAATAGCTCAAGCGCTTTTATTTTGTCCTTGATTTCCAAGCGTGTAAAGCCCTCTATTTGGTCCTCAGTGCCAAAGCCAATTTTTGCCAATTCTTTTACTACGTTGTCCGCTGTTATTTGCGTCCGCTCGGCTCTTTTTGCTGTTAATTCAGATATTTTTTTTTGTAATTGAGGTTTTCTGAGGTTTTCGGCTCCACTTGCGTAAGCTGTTTTTTTACTATACCCCGCCGCAATAGCCGCGCGGGTTGCGTTAAAATCTTTAATGTATTCCTTACAAAAAATTTTTTGTTTATCTGTTAATTTAGTACTCATTTTTTTAAATTAAAATAACAAAAGTTAAAAAACAAGGCAAAAGCCCAGTTTTTAGCTTTTTGTTGTAAACAATATGGCTTAGGTCTGTGCATTAAATAAAGTTTCTTGCTTACCAGTCGTAATAATATTTTTTCCCCACCCTTTTAAAAAAACAGATTCTGTGGTGTTTGTTTGTGCCATACCTTGTATCTTCTTTAATGGTTTTAATTTTATCCAATCTGCTTTAGTGTTTTCGCAAACTATAATTTCGCCATTTAAACCATAAATCCAATCTTTCAACTTAGTGTAATCTATTTGTTTATGAATGTAATATTTGCCACCAAATTGGTAAGGCGGGTCAATAAACCAAGTAGCTTCTTTATTTTCAATATCTGTATAATCACAACATCTAATATCCCAATGTTTTATTTTATGTAAATTATTTAGTATGTTTTTTTTCGCAGTTACTTGGTTTCTCACACCTGCTTCTGTGCAAGTTAATCTTGGTGCGTTAACTCCTGCTTGTATCATAAAACCTAACAAGTCTTTTTCTTCTTTGCATACAAATTTAAAATTGTTTAGGTTTTCTCCTTTTTTTAATATTGGTAATTTTTCAATGTCTTTTATGCTTGCGTTTTGCAAGTACAACCATATATTAACAAGCCTTTCATACTTATCGCATATAATCACATCATTATCCCAATATTTTAAAGCGTATTTTGCACTTCCTGCAAATGGTTCTATTATCAATCCTTTTGTCGGTTTTGGATAGTAATTTACTACCTTACTTTTACTTCCGTAGTAACTCCACATATTCTGTTTGTTTTGCTTCGTGCCTCAGCAATTTGCCAACGCACAAAAATATTATTACTTAGTTTCGTTCTTTAATCAAAAGATAGTGCCTTAAAGTCGCCATACAGTGTACAACAATGTATATACGCAATGCTTCCTATTGTCAGCACTTCGCATATACTCGTCCGTTATAGCAAATAATTATAAATTATCCGTGCCGCGTCCTCCGCATTGTCGGCCCATTCCACTAAGTTGCCCGCATTTTTTAAACGGTCCATTTGTTTAACTTGCTCAGCCCTCGGCTTTTCCCCTGGCTTTTTAAGCTCCAAATATAAAGCGCCAAAGCCTTTTTTACTTACTGCGAGCGTTAAATCTGGATTCCCTTTAATTAAACCCATGGCCACAAGCTGGGCGCCTTGTATCTTATTGCGTGGGTTGTTAAAATTATGATACAGTAAACCCCTGTGCTCTTTGTATGTATTCCAAAACCATTTTATTAAAGCCGCTTGGTGTTGGCTTTCGGTTTTATATTTCGTGTTGTCAAGATCCATAAACATAGTGTTTAAAATACTTAATTTTTGTAAAAGTAACGCCCTTTTTAAAAAGGTAACACCTTAAAAAGGTGTGTTACCGCCTTAGAGTCAACAGGGGCGGGGGTTTCCTCAAAAAGGTAACAGGTCTTACAGCCTCCCCATATAAGGGGTATTAAGGGGGCAATAAAAACGGGGTGCGTTTTTTTTTAAAAAGCTGAGGGCTGCTAAAACGAAATTTAGTAAAGTGTGTTACCTTTTTATAGAAACCCTCGCCCCCACTGGCTCCAAGGCGGTAACACCTTAAAAAGGGGGTTGTTACCTTTTTGGACCAAAACGGCTTAACTGTCTGATTTTCAAGCATGGCGGGTTTACAGATACGGGAAAACTCGTATGTTACCTTTTTTGAGGCTAACTGTCTGAAAATCAAGCTAAGTCGGTAACACACTTTTACAAAATTTTTAGAATGGAAAATCACCCGTTTTTGTAAAGTCCGTTTTTTTTTCGTTTTCGGGGTATAGAGCCTTACAGCGCTGGACTTTGTCGGTTTTTATAATTGTGTAAAATCGCCCGTTTTTACCAAATACCTTTCTTTGCTTAGTCGTAAACCCCAGATTCTTAAGTTCTTGGCTCATTTTCCATTGGTTTATTTTTGCATTTCCTGTAAGCTGTTCTTCAATGTAATTTTGTATTTCCGTCGCCGTCATAAATTCCTCCTGGTCCCCGCTTTCCTTAAATTCGACATTTTTAAAGAATTGGTTTATTAATTCCCTTTCCCTGTTAATGGTTTCAAAATTTAAAGTATTTCGGTTTAATAGGTCTATTTCCTCGCGTGTTAAATGATGGGTAAACCCTGAGGCCCAAAGGTTGTAAACTTCAATAAATAGCTCCTTTTTATTTATCGAGTTATAAACGCCGTGATTTATGCTTTTAACGTTTAGCGGAATTATACGGCGGTTTCCTGTTGGATCATTTAGTACTGCGTCGTCGTTTGTTGTTCCCCCAAGTACTGCCAAACGTTTTAAAGTAACATTTTTACGCCCGTACGGCTCCCTTAGTGTAAAGTCCGCCTTGCTTGTAAGCTCCTTTAATCGCTTGGCCTCCTGTTTACTTTTCCCCCCGAGTTCGTCGTCTATTATTAATAGTTTTTGAGTCATTAAAATTTCGTCGTCCTTTCCCGCGTCAAGTTTTGACTCGGCGTAATATTTCCCCAGCTCCTTGGGTAGTAACCGCCTAAAAAATTCCGTTTTCCCTGTCCCTTGTCCTCCACAAAGGGCCAAAAATAGGGGGCTATGTTCCCAATGGGCTGCGCTAACTATTCCTATTAGCCATTTAGTTATAAATATATACTTATAAGAGGGGTTTAAATCATTTATTCCCGTGTCCGTGTCTATTGAGTCGCAAAGCTTAGTAATTAAGCCCTCAGGCTTTAAATGTGCGTTATTATTAAAAAAGTCCTGTATGGGGTTGTAAGACTCTATAAAGTCCGAGCCGATTAATTTCTCTACAATTTCAAAGCTTGTTTTTTCGCTTACTATTCGCCGAGCTTGTAGCCAAACGGAATTTATAAAAACACTGTCCACTTCCTGGCCGTTGTTTTCTATGTAGCGGGTTACGTCGTTTCTTTTAAGGTTGTAATTATTTTTTAAAAATAGCTCCACTTGCTCCAGGTGGCTAAGTTCCTCCGTTAATCGTAAGTCCGTTTTTGAGTCGTAAATTTTATTTACTATTTCGGTGGAAAATTTCGGCTCTATTTTATCGACTTGCTCAAGTAATTTTATTACGTCCTCCCGCTTTCGTGCCCCTCTTTTCCCCATTTTAGAAACTGCTACCACGTGTTTGGTTTCCTTGCTTACAAGGTCTAAATTTGCCTCCTTAGCGTAATAAAATAAAGTTGCTATTTTAACGCCGTTACCTTTTGACTTAATACAATGGTCGTATTGTTTCTCGCAAACGTCGTTTTTATATTTTTCGCTGTAGTAGCTTATCGCGTGGTAATATTGGCGCCCTCCCGCTCCATACTCCGAGGCAATGGCGAAACCAATTTCAAGCCAAATATGATAAGAGGACCGCGTAATATCAATTTTACGCTCGTTTATTTGCTCAATTATATATTCAATATCCTTTTGCCCTGTTATTATGTTAGGCAATTTTTGAACTATTTCGCTTTTCTTGAGGAAGTTTGAATAAGTGGCCGCCTTGGGGTTTATATATGCGTTTGGATCGTAAGAAACAAAGCGGGGCCGCGTAACGTCTTTACAACTTTTATCGAGTATTATTTGGAATTTTTCTAAATAATAACGCTCTAAAGCCAAAAAGCTTTCAAGGTGCTTTTTTGGGTTTATCTTAATTAAAACAGCTATGCCAAGCCCCGAGGCGCTTTTAAAAGCCCCGTATGTGTGTTTATCCTGGGTTACGTTGTCCCAGTCCTTTCCAAGGTCGGCGCTGTCGTCAATATCAAGGCAAATAAAGCCACTGTGTTTTTTAAGGCCCTCTTTGTTTCTTATCTCAGGATAAAGCCCCGAGATTGTCACGTATGGAAGTGTATTTTCTTTTAAAGTTTTACGCTTTTTTTTGTTCGGCTCGTTATTTATTGGCTCGATTAGGTGTTTAAAGGTGCCATGCTTTACGCTGTTTAAAAACTCAATTATTGTAGTTTCTCGCTCAGGATTATGGGCGAAAATTTTGGGGAAAAAAGAAATATTCATAAATTAATTTTTAGGGCCGCTGAGTTGCGGGGGGTTATAAATGTAATAAAAAAAAAGGTGTTAAATTTTGGAACGTTGCTTTAATTGTACGTAAACCCAAGCGGGTTTATAGCCCTTTTTAAGGGCGTAAATTTTAAGCTGCTCTTTGGTTGCTGTGCGTAAGTTTATTTTTTGCTCAGCCCCTCGCTGGCTATTTCTAAGGCCCTTTTTAACCTCTATAAAGTCGCCTTGCAAAAGTGCTTTTGCTTTTATTTTAAAGGGCTCTTTACACTCAAAGCAAATGCGGGCGCTGGCGTGGTTCATAGCCTCACACACGGGGCAAAGTTTTACGGGGGCCACGCCGTTGGTTTTCTTTCGCTCTTTAATTAGTTGCCAGGTCCTGGGCTCCTCCCAGAGTCCAAACTCGTAAACATTGCTTCCCATATCTAAAACAATAAAATTGCTTTTGTTCTCGTGTATTCTTGATCCTCGCCCAGTCATTTGCAAGTAAAGGGGTAGGCTTTTTGTTGCCCTGTTAATTATTACAGCTTCAATACTTGGCTCGTCGTACCCCGTTGTAAGTACTGAGCAATTAGATAAAATCAAAAATTTACCGTTTTTAAAGTCCTCCAAAATTTGCGCCCGCTCCTTTTTTGGCGTTGCCCCGTCCAAGTGCTTAGCGCTGTAGCCAGCGGCCAAAAACTCAGCAACCATTTTTTTACTATGTTCAATATTTACGTTAAAAACAATTGTTTTTTTACCCTCGGCGTGTGTTTTGTACTTTTCAATTACGCCAGCGTAAAGCCTTGATTTATTGAACTGCTCGTATAAGGCCGCATTATTGTAGTCGTTACCTGTTATTTTTACCTGGCTAAAGTCCTCCTTTGCCGCGTAGGTTATGCACGGGACCAAGTACCCCTTTTCCAGTAGGTCGTCAATAGTTACGGGCTCAATAATTTTATTGTAAACCTCGTGTAAGCTCCTTTGTTTTCCTGTCCTTAATGGCGTGGCGGTTGCTCCTATAATAAACGGATCGTGCGGGCTGTCCTTGTATTTTAAAATTATTTTATCAAAGGTTTGTTTGTGCGCCTCGTCAATTATTATTAAGTCCACGGCTGGCAGCTCCCGCCTTGTTAAGGTGTCCACGCTTGCCAGGTAGCAAT